CAACAAACCAACAAAAAAAAATAAATGAATCTCTCTGTATCAAATGACCGCAATGGTTTCTTTCAACACCTCTATGGAGTTCCGGTCAGTTCATTGTTACTCAAAGAAGAACAAAAGATTGTTTCCTTAAATGTCAATCAAACTGTCGACGAAGCATTGAAAATTCTCAGTGAAAACAAAATTGTCTCAGCACCGGTGGTCGATGAAAATGGCAAATCAGTCTGTCTGTCTTGTTTTGTTAAATCATTCTCATAGAAGTACTTTGCCTATTTGTAGTTTCTTAATAATTTTGATATGTCTGATGGTACCATTCCATCTGTATATACTGTTTTACTATTTAACAACATTTTAAGTCGTCTTTTTGCTTCAATAAATACTGGTGAGAATATTGCTGCCACTGCATATCTTTACCACATTATTGTTCTTGGTTGTTGCTCTCTTTGGTTTGTTATTTTTGAGTCTTTCAATAGTGATTCTTGCTTTAAATGTATTATTATATCTGATATTGGCTTAACTGTTACTTCATTGTCTAATAATTGTTTCAATAATTCATCTCTTTATTTACTATTAGGCATGTTTTCAATCCATTTTTTTGTTTTGTTTGAATCTATGTTTATTACGTTTTCTGCTTGATTAAATTTCATGTGTAGTTCATGCCAGTTTTCATGAAAGCATGCTTTAACTATTTGCTTTACCATGTAGTCTGGTGTTGGCTCATAATTTCTTATGGTTACAAATCCACCTATTCTTCCTGTTATTGCATTAACTTCTGAAAATAACATATTTATTAACATTTGTCTACTGCTGGTTGGGTACTTAACCATTGTGTTGATTGTTTTTGTTTTATATTCTCCTTTTGGTTCAGTCATAGTTATCAGCATTTTTTTAATTGGTTTGTATAACTTAATATGGTCAAACAGGTCTGTGTCTTACCATATCATAACATCTTCAATTGGTTTATAATCTTGATTTAATTTGGCTTCTGTTCTTACATCTAATTGGTACAATTCCTGTATGTTGAAAAACATTCCTAAACCATTACCTGTGCCCATATATTTTCTTGATTTGTATGGTTCATACGGTTGGTTGAACGTTGTCAGCTCTATTCTGTCTTGATTCATAGCTGTGTATTATTTCAAATTTTACTTCTATATATTCCACTTGTCTTTTTGCTCAACTTCTTACATATACATCAATTGTTATTCATTATCATTATTATCACCTCTCTTGCTCTGCACCTCAAAAACAGTGTATGTCTTTACATTAATCATTAAATGCCTTGGTTGGTTTATGAATATAAGGTCCATTTAGTGTTTTTGATCGTCTAATTTCTTTAAACTACTTACATCGATTTGATTTATATCATACTATTGACAGATTATTTATTGATTGTCTTCATAAAATTCTAGCCATTCTTTCATCATTACCGGTGTCACTTTATTTTCTTAGGCACTGTTGCATTGTTTACTCAATTTTTTGTTGTGTCACTAATTTTGGTTAAGGATAACCTGATGTGCGTCTTTTAAC